GAACCTTTTCAACAAACTCAGGTGAGCGATTGGCTGCTTTCATAATCAGAGCATAGTCAGCACCGTTAGCTGGGCCTTTTTGTTGTTTAGAAACAAGGGCAAGATGTGCACCTTCATGGTCAAAAGTAATATTTGACAGTTTACGTTTTGCTTTTGTAGTCACCGGATACCTCCATTAATTTCCATCCACAAGCTGATTTTCTTGGATTCTTCTTGTAGAACAATTTCTTAATTAAATCTCGGTCAGCACCATGTTGTTCACATAGCTCAGACCTAGTACAAACAACAACTAAACCATCAACAAGTCTTACAAAAGAGTACACATTTTTATCAGAAAAATGGTTATTCAATCCTGCAGCAGACTGACGGAGAATACTTCTCTTATCCTTGATCTTATTTTGATACCTCTTTTCTTTGAGACCTGTAGCAATATTCAGTCGCTGGGCATCAGTGAACTTCAATCCACACGATCCTTCACCACCATCTGTCATATTTGTCAATGGATACCCAAAATATCGGAATTCTTTTATGGTATCAATCTCCAACAAGAAAGATTCTTCCTCTGTGAGATTGAAGAAAACAATCTCAGAATAAAATCCATGTTTTTTAACAGTTCGCTTCCACCATGCGTTTCTTCCACTGGTCGAGTTGTACCTTTTACCTCGGCCCTTCCCCACATAGAATGGTAAGTTGTCTGAAATACGTCGATGAACATATACATAAAAAGAATTGTCACTCATAAATTCTTTCCACCTCTGCCATCGCTCCAATGCTCACACCATTTATCTCACCATCTTTAATTAGTTGCCAAATATCATCATCGTATACCTGCAAGTTTACCAGCCATGTACCCTTAGTGACAAACTTATCACCAAGAACAAAGTCCACAGGTGCCAAGTAAGACTCAATAACCTCAAACTTGTCTGTCATGGCTTCGTGATACAAATTAGCATTCATCTGGGATTTATTAAATGACTCTTTAGCTTTACGAACTTCAACAGCAGATGTATAATCACCATGAAGATCAACAGAGTCAGGGAGCATTGCGATAAAGAGAACTTGTTTAAGTTCTTCATCAGCAGCCTTAATAACTGGTACGCTCTTGATTTCTTGTGTCATATTAAATCCTAATAAGCGTATATGTGCTCAATTATATCACCAAATTAGGCAATATTCAAGAGCACATATTATTTAGATGATCAAATACCTTACAAGTTCTTGTCTTGTGTTACTCAAGGAGTATAGATATCGTATTTTTGTTGCCCCATCACGATATGTTTGGCAGAAAGTTTTAGAGCTTTCAATAGCAGTACCTTGAGGGACAGTTAAGAAAGTAAAAGGCTCAATATAGTTGTAATCTACGTTATAACGATATATACGACCAGTTGCATCCTTCATGATGTAAATGTCGCCATCAATATCGGTAGCAGACGAACCAGTAGTAAATGTCTCCATTTGACCAGAGTAAGGTAAAGCAGACACCCAAGTATTTGCAGCAATGTCATACACGTCCAGTGTATTAGTTGCACCACCACGGAATGAGTAAATATACCGGCCCTTCTGTTTGATTAGGGTTGTCGTGTAATGAGCACCGTAAGTCCCGTCACCCCAAGCAGTATCCTTTACTCCATCTATCCAGGCGGACAGTCCGCCTGCTGCCATAGCTCCTGCGCGGGCCACAGTAGGAGAAAGTGTAGACCAAGTATTACCTGAAACAGAATAACGATACAAAGTAACTGCGTTATTACCCATCAAGTACATATAGTCATCGTTACCTTCAATCACGTATGTTGAAGTCGCATCAGGGGTTACTGTCCAAGCAGAAGATACAGTTAAAGTCGTAGCCGTATTACTTGAAATTGTCCTGATCTGACCATTACCTGTACCACCTGTAATTCTAACTTGAGAGTTAGCCCATCCATTAGTAGGCCATGTCTTCCCAGTCTGAATCAGAGTAGTAGTAGTGTTTGATCCTGTAGAAGTGCCTGTGTCAAGACCCTGACCGTCATTCGTACCAATCCCTGCTGTACTTAACAAAGCTCCACAAGTCCCCCAAGTAGTTGGCAAGTTAGTTACTGATCTTGCTGCCCAAACATTAGTAGCTCTGTCATAAACAGAGAATCCCACGGCACCAGCCCCGGCATTGAAGAACCACAAGGAACCAGACATAATCTGGAAAACTGTAGTATTATCAAAAGCTACACCATTTGCAGGGTTTACCGTAATAACGGAGTTTGCACCCATCGTATTTTTAGTAATCGTACCAACATACCCAATACCCGTACCAGAGATAACACGGATATTACATGGACTTAAATCTCTTATAAGTGTTAGAGATGTTGTAATAGTGGTCGTTGTGCCAGCGGTAGCAGTACTTGAGTTCGCTCCGCCTGGAGCAAAATAAGGGCGCAAACAACCACACGCACCCGCACCGAAAGTGCCAGCAATACCAGAGTTAGGTAATTGCATCCAACTATCTTCTGTAGCTGAATAATTCCAAATAGCCGAAGCTCCACCAACATACACAGTACTGTCACTTGTTGGAAGCAGTCCTGCACGATCTGACACTACAAACGAACCAGCAGCAGTGTTACCAGCAGCGAGCATTGAGCAGTACTCTGGTGTCTTCTTATGTAATAGTTTTCTTAGATTGACTGTTGTTGCCATATTAACTCACAATGATGTTGTTATAAAGGTAATGCGCGCCTGAATTTGCTAGAACCTTGGTCAGAAAATCAACACCTTGGTTAGCTACTTGGTTTACGTTTGTCACAGTAGTGACAGTACCAAGGGTCTGGGAAGCTGCCAATGCTACAGTTGGGTTCACTTCTGAAGCGTTGACAATAAGACGATCCATCGTGTCAATACGAGGAAGCTTCTCAAGAATCTGAGAAAGCAATAAAGTCGTTTGGGAAAGTAACTGCTCCTGAGTCGCCTCAGAACTAATCCCACCTAAAACAGATGTGCTAGGCATTTATACACTCACAATCAGTATGTCAAGAACATTCCCAGAAACATCTGTTTTATACCAAATGCAATTCTGAGTTGGTTCTGTTTGTTGAACAAAGGTAGGAAGACCAACCATTCCTCCACCAGACCCAATCTCTTTGATTGAATTGTCTGCGTGTTTGGTGAACAGTTTACCGTCTGCTGTATTGACAGCTAATTCACCTACTTGGAGATCTCCTGCAACTGGAACAGCAGAAGGCGTTGAAGAACGCTTTGTAATGAGAGTTGCCATCTACTCTCCTACATTAGTAGGTTCCGCCATCTACAGTACCTACAGCAAGTGTCACGAAAGCATTACCAGCATCTTTAGTCCAAGACATTGACGAGTTCATGCGGAGAATGCCATCAGTTCCGTCTGTACCCCAGATATATCCAGAAGTACCACCAGCAACAACAGCTACCTTTTCATCAGTAGAAGCCGCAGGAATATTAAGGGCAGTTTTGAAAGCATCGAAAGTAATCTTCTTTTCTTTCTGCCCTGCACCGTCCGCATCGTGGATGATGAGTAAGTCTGATGCACCGTTAACAGATGCAAGCGTCACCAAATCATCAATTGCTGGAACCAAAGGTAGTTTGTTTGTTGCATCGGTTGCAACATGGAGAGTACCTCGATCTGTAGTGAAATGAGCTTCACCAGCTAACATACCCGAAGTTGGGAGGTTTGCTTTCAAACCACGTTTTAATTGAATACGTGCCATATCTTTTCCTTAGAAGAACTCACCCCCGTCTAAGGGGGTCTTAATTGAACTGTCAACAACGTCTTCAGCACGCCATAGACCAGTCTTGTAGGTCAAAACTTGACCTTCTTGAGGGGTAGGCACTGACACGTCCGTTAAATCGCTTAGCGAGGTTATATTGCTGTTTGAAGGTATTTCAATATTAGGGTTTTGCTCTGTGGTAGTAATTACTACACTTGGAGCTTCTTCTTCAATTACAATGATTACATCAGTCATTTAGTGACAGCCTCCTTCACTGTGATCTTACCCTCAATAGCTCGAAAAGTACTAGCTCCGTTATAAAGAAACAAATCATACGACACTTCTGAAAAACAAAATATTTGCAGTGTCTTCCAAACTAAAAATCATTGACACAGCACCTGTTACAGTGTTAATGTTGATCTTACCATTCGTTGTTGTCATCTCAAGAAGAACATCTGAGTGAGAAGGGTATTGCTTGAGTTGCATCTTTGCTGTAAAACCCGTAAGATCTTTAACAGTGTCATTTGTATTCTTTAAGAAGATTGTCTTTGTTAGTGGTACACCTTGCTCCAAGGTAAAATTGTAATTTGCTGCAGCCATTTGGCACCTCTCTGAATGGAATTATAACACAGACTAATCTTTAATTCTAGTGCAAAAACTTCCGTTTGTCAAGGGTTTTCATGTTTCGAAGGAACACTTGACAAAGATAGAAGTCATGTTACACTCATAACACATTTTAGTCTAAAGGAGAAATATGAAAGAAGATAACAAAGTAAAAGTCACTCTTACCCTTGAAGATAAGTATCTTGATTTAAACTACTATAAAGTTCAAATTGAATACTGGGATAAAGAAGTCACAAACAAGTCTAAACAACCATGTTTTAAAATTGGGAGTCTATTACTTTCAATAATGGAACATCTTGATAATCTTGGAAAAGATTTAGATGTTGAATTTAAGATTAGGAACAACCCACAAGATCTTCTGAAGATTCAAAATATCTCAGGACAGAAGAGTTCCGGCGAATCAAGAATCAAGTCCGCATTGTCAATAACAGAATCTTCAAAGGATGCAAAAAGAATTGTAGACTTTATCTCACACCATAACTGTACCATAAATTAAAATTATCCCTCCAATTAAGGAGGGATTTTATTTAGATTACATCAATAGAATAAATATCAGTGTACTTTTCAGTTTTACCAGCGATTACGTCAGAGAATCCATTCCAGTTTCCACTGGTGTAGATCTTTGTACAATCCATATTAAAACAGGCAGGTGCTTCATTATAGTCTTGCTTATTGGTAGAATCCCATTGATTACAAGATGGAGATACGTGCCACTTAATTCCACTCATATCAGGTTTAATCTCAACAAGGAATAATGCATTCCCTCTACCGAGTTGAGAAGCTGTTTCTGTTGAATATGTACTTAATAGAGTATACCCGTCTGCACGACCATGACAAATACTAAAGTGCATTCCAACATACGGTGCAACATCATTCATGAAATCAATAACACCTCTACCGAGTGCTTGATTAACATCAATTTTTCCTTCGTTCCCGTAACCCTTCAGATCACCAGAGATTGGAACAGCACATAATTTATCTCTTCGATTATCCTGTTGTACAAAATACCATTTACCACCAATTGTACTCCATCCTGAGTGAGTTGCATCGGGACCGAGTCTAAATGGTTTAAATGTAGTTTCTTTAAAATCAACAGGCCAGAACGAAGGAGCTTCAAAAATAGAATTTACAAGATTATCATACCACCCAGGATATGCTCTGGAATGATGTAGAACAATTCCTGATCCATCTGGTGCCATCTCAACCATGTTTGGTCTTGATGAAAATGTCAGCCTAGATGATTCACCAACAGGTGCTCGTGAAATAGATGCCAAGTCTTTTGGATACAGAGTATGCAACTTGTCTGTACTAATTTGATAATGCAAGTAAGCTCGAACCTTGAATTGACCAACGCTGGAATCATAATAAACCGCCATCCAAGCCCAATGATCCGAGTCAAGAGAAGAATTACCTTCCTGATCCATGTAAATTTGACGGGAAACATTTGGTAAACCAGCCCAATCAATGAGTGAATCAAAATCTTTAATCAATCGAGGAATACTTGCTGGATTTGTTACATCATCAATGCAATAGAATTTTGTTCCAGTTACATAATAAATCCGATAAGGGAAATCATTCTTCCCATGCCAACGAATCTCATGATAACAACCTTTTTCAAGATATTTAATTGGAGCTAATGTTTTTGCATTATAAATCACAGAACTGGTACTGTTATTTGCAAAAGCAATAAAGTATTCACCAGTTGAATTTTCAACAGAGAACCTAGAATACCCATTATACAGAGCAGACATCCCAGGCTTTTCAACCTTAACATCAGTTAGTCTTTTGATATTAGCTTTACTTGTAGGTTCAACAACAGATTCAGACTTGCGAATCTTATTTGAAGCCCAATCAAAATTAATCTTTGTATCAAGTCCGACAAGGGTCTTTACGCTCTGAGAAATCGAACCATATTGTGTAGGTTGAGTTCCTGTCTGGGATGTATTCCCAGGTGTTTTAATAACTACATCCTTAAACGTAGCAACATAGCCATTTGCATTCTTCACAAGACTCTGGAAGTCATTCATATCAAGAGAATACTTTGTGTTATCTTGAAATAGGAAATCTAATTTCCCACTTGACAATTGAATTGTTGGCATATTAAATATCCTCTTGAATGTTAAACATTTTCATGATTGCTTTTGTGACTCCACTCTTCTTAGCTTCAGCCTCTTCTGCATTTTTCATCGCAGCCAAGGAGGCAATCCTTGCTTCACTTTCAGACTTCCCAGCCTTGATATTTTCGTTGAAGACACGGATTGCAACTTCTTGCACTTTGGCTGATTTCTTACTTGCCCATTGTGGAGGATTATCCTTAGAGTAAGGCATGATTAACCTTTGTTTTCTAGATTGTTAGAACTTGTGTCACTTCCACTTACAGTCTTAGCTGTACCGTTCCCAGTTGTACCTACTGCCATACCATCACCAGATCGACTAGAGAAACCAGGGAGAAGGTCTTCTTGAGGATCTAAATCTTCTGGTAAGGGGTCAACACCAATCGACTCACGAATGCGGTTCAGAACCTCTCTATCGACTTCCAGAACAGAAGTACTTGCATAACGCTGAACAGCTTTAGACATAGACTCTAAATCTGCAGTCTCAAGATTCTCAAAGTCAATCGAACACGCACGAGAAGAATCCCATCCGTTTAGTTCGTAGGTTTGTCTGACAAGATCGTTATTTAGGACAGTCTTGATTTCTTTGACCAAACTCTCTGCCATTGCACCAGATAAACTATTTTTAATCTGCCCCAATGCAAATGATCCAGTCGATGACTGACCCATAATCAAAATATCAGCAAACAAAGAAGTGAGGATAAGATTCTTGTAGTACTCTTTAACCTTCGTTGTGTCGAAACCCTTCTTACCGTCCATGCTCAAAAGCTCAAGCTTGAACAAAGGTTGTCTTGTCTCTGGATCAAAAGCATTTGGCAGAATCATTGCAGATTGCTGATTCATCTGCAGGTTAGACATTGCATTCTCATAGTATTTACGAATTGCAACTTGTTCAGGTGTCGCATCTTTAGATAAATACTGGGGTGGTAGCATTAGAATTGGAAGCCCGACCATATCCTTTGCTACACCATTACTCTCAATCTCTTCCAGAACAGTCAGATAACGCCAAGCTAAATAAGCATCACGTAACATGCTCTTACCAAAAGGATCACCACGGTGATTACCCGTCCTGAAAAGAAGGAACTTACTACGAGGGATATTAACCTCTAGTTTAGTACGCGATGCAAAACGGTTATAAGGATCATTCAGATTACTAATGTTCTGACGTACACCGATAACATCGTTACCATCAGGTGAGAACAAGAACTTCTCAATACTCTCCTGTGAACGAATAGCTAACTTCTTCCAACCAATCTTCCCATCAGAAAACTTACTTCCATTAGAAGGAAATCTCTTACGGAATACTTTCTCATGAACAGAGAATCCAAAGATCGACATAGACAACACATCTTTGATGAAATCTTCAAACGGTTGATCCATATCCTGCATACATTGACGAATAAACTCTGTCTGCTTCTTCTCTTCTTCAGAAGCTTCTTTTGGAGGTTTTACAACCCAGTCAGCTTTTGAGATTAGATTTGAATACAATGTTAAGGCACTGTTGATGGTGCCATGATAAGACATATTTTTGTATGTCTTGATACTCATCGGGAAGTTAAGTTCCTTCTTCATTTCATCATTGGAAATACCATTGAAGATATTCAAACCAAGATATCCAGATTCAGAAAGCTTAAACCGATCAGGGGTTTCATCTAACCCTTTTTGAATTGATTCTACGTCAGACATTCTGACTCCTTAAATGAAATAGCCCTCCTAAGAGGGCTGTTAAAATACTGGAAATTCTAAAGCTTGTTGACCAAAAGATCCTGCAAAGTTGAAGGGAGAAGATGATCCTGAATAGTCAGGCAGAGACATTGCTGGAATTACAATTTCTTTATTCAGCAAAGAGAATCCATCAGAGCAAGCATCAACAATATCATCTTTCTTCTTCTTATCACCGTCAAAGATCTCAAGTTCATCAAAAAATTCTTTGTTCCAATCACCTTTGACAACCTGAACAAACCCAGCTTGTGCTACACTACTGATTGGTGCGAAACGAGTAATCTTTGATTTGACTGGTTTCTGCAGTCTGCACATGAAACCCATTTCGCCGAGTCGTCTTTGTAGATCTTTAGCATACGCACCAGCAGATGCGTTAGGGTCGATTGGTAAACTGATCACAACATCTTGACCATCTCTTACAGCAGTCTCAAAAATCAACCTTTCAACCTCGTGTGTTCTATCCCTCAAAGAAACCATGTCTTCAAAGGTATAGACACTAGATGCATCTTTAGACAACAATACTCCGCGAGTCCAGTCTGGATTAGGATAAGCCTCAGAAGGCTTAGACATCGCAATATCCCAAGATCTTACCCTCTGCCTTGCTCTCCCGTTTGGATGATCAACCATTGCGACCCATTCTCGTTTGAACATGCCAGTCTCTTCTGGTCTTGCATACCAAGAACCAAGCAAAAGTCTTTCCATTTCAACACGAGGCAGAGACATTAGTCGGGAGATGTAATCTGGCTGTGCCTTCAGCAGCGGGGGATTATCCCTACAGGTAGCAGGGATAAAAGCAAAACTAGAAATACCAGATTCAGCACCTTTACCGTGGATAGCCTCAGCTTCTTCCAACGAGTTATACCAAATCATTGTATTACCTTGACGAACAAAGTAACGCTTGACACCAGCAAGTTCTTCTTTTGGAATACCAGACTGAGGATCAAGATAGAAATCCTGAATCCATAGACGCAAGAAAGAATTGTAGTCTGGGTTAGTCATCAAGAACATCTGAGGTTTGTAGTTCACGTAAGCATTACGCATACGAGACAACAGATATACAATCATTTCTTCCTCGAAGTCCGTCGCCTCATCAAAGATAACCAAAGAGTATTGACCACCTTTGTGATCATACATATTTGAAGCATGTTGCATGTGGCTGAACTTCAACAACGCACCATTTGGAAATACAATTTCGTTTTCACGGTGGCGGATCTTCAAACCTGTTTTAAACACACTCGTATACATATTAACCGCCTCATGCCAGATGCTACCTGGGGAGGTGATCATTTTACTTGTACGCCGAAAGATCACCCCTGTTGCTCGTGGGTGCTGCATGAATTTTAATGCAATAAGCAAAGAGGTGTATGTTTTCCCAGATCCCTCTGGATGTTATGTGAGTCGTTAATTCACTCCCAAGTTTCCTCGGGTATCGGACTATGTCTTAACCTTATAGGTTCCTACCGTTTCAGAGTCACTTGACCCTTACGCTCCACGAGCTAGTCTCTACACACGCCAGGACTTCTCCAGCTTGGCTCGGCGTTGCCCTCGTCTTTACGTTAGGGTTTCACCGAATTAGATAGGTTTATCGCAACCGGAGATTTCAAGCTGCGCCACCCGCGAGGGTGATTGTTGCGTCAGAGTTAAGGAAAATCTCCTGCTTCTTTGACGCTGGGGCTAGTAAAATATTACTCATCAGTTCCTTTCATATTTCACATTTCTACTCTTATCTGTTGTAATTCTGTGAATCTGGCTAATACCACACCCGAAAGTTTTAGCAATACTTGAGAGTGTTTCCCCAGATTGACGTTTAAGCAGGATGTCAATGACATCTTGATCTGAGAGTTTTGTTCTTGGTTTGTTAAAATCACCTTTAGCAATTCTACCTGCAGTGCGTTGACTAATATCAAACATAAGAGCAAGTTCACGGATACTGCAACTATTGGTGTCAAAATACTCTTTTACCTTCACCTTAAAGGAAGGTGAGTACAACTTACTATCGTGCTTCACAATTAAATTACTATTGAAGGCGTGATCGGACTGTTCTTTGTGTGTTGCCCATTCTAAGTTATTCAC